ATATTCATTTACTAATTTTACGTAAGCCTCACTTACTTCCAATTTATTCTCAAATCGATAAGATCCAAAAGCATCAGTATAATCAATCCATCCTACACTATTCTTCCATCCAAAACAAGGGGCAGCCTTATATTGAATTATATATTCTCCATTTTCCATTTGTACAATTCTATACGGATGTCCTTTATCATTACTACAACTAAATAAACAAGTAATCATTCCCAATAAAACCAAAAACTTTTTCATATCCCTCCTCCCTCATTTAAAAATGAATCCTCAAGTATACTATCAGTGTATACTTTCCTCCAATCCTCATAGGCTATTCCCATCTCATTATCCATAAACTTGCAAAACAGGTAGATCTCCTCGCTCAGGTGAATGTGTCCCTTCTTCCTATTCATTAGACTCAAACGGCGCAGGTCCTTCTTAGCCCTTTTCCAGACTCTTCTCTCACTGTCTCTATTATCTTTCTCCATCCCCATACCCTCGTAATCATCCCTTTATAAATAAAGAACTTCTCATCGAAGTACCTATTCCACGGCCTGTCGATCAGGAATACCCTGCATCCCGGATTCTCCCTTACGACCTCAATAACATTACTTACCCTGTCATCTACAAAGTATTTCAATCCCAATCCTCTTACCAATCTTCCCTTACTAAACTGCCCTTTACAAAATAGTTGAAGTTTATTGATAGGAAAGTATTTGGCCAGATTCAGGAATGTCTCATTGTTATGCCTCTTACTCCTGCTGGTGATGAAAGGGACTACCTCGTCCCTCATATACTCCCTCAAGTAGTATCCGGCATCCTTGTAGATTGGAATATCCGTGGACTGTATAGCCTCATCCACGGCGGCTTTCACCTGATCCCTGGAAAGCCCCGTACACTCCTCTATCTTGTACTTACTGATGCTATCGTAACTCAGCTCTAATTCATGGTCCCTCTTGAATATATTATTGAGGACCTCCCATATATCCAATACGCATCCGTCTATGTCAGTTCCCAGTAAAGTCATCTCTTATTCTCCTTTTTCTCCTTCTAATAACAATTTATGCAATCTCTCTAATTCTCTTTCAAGCTTATCTGCTACAGCATAAGCTGAATTATAGCTTGATTCTATCATTATACCTTCTACTTCTTTAATTCTCTTCCAGATTTCATCTTTACTTATCATCTCTTATTCTCCTCTCTTTTTTAGTTGGGGTGGGATGGCCAGGGGGAAAGGAGGAAAACCCCGGCCGTGTACCACCCTTAGAGACCAGGCCCGTTGGCCTTCAGACCTGGTTATTGGTTAAATAAATCAATAACAACAACAAAAAACATAAATAAGCATAAGGCACTAATCCAAAAACCAGTACTTATTACAAGTACAAAACTAAAAATTAGAAGACATACAACATCTATTATAATTTCAAAGAATCTCATTTTAATTTCTTTCTCTTCCTTTTCTTAGATATTTTCTTTCCATTCTTATCAAAATTCTTTGCGTATTCTTCCTTCTTTATTGGATCACTTCCTAAATAACTCCTTTTACCATCATGCTCAATCTCGAACACCCTATCGGCAATCCTACACAGCTGAGGCTCATGGGTGATCAGTATCAGCTGTAGCTTCAGCCGCTGACTCAGTTCCTTTAAAACATCACCAGCCCTATCTAATAACTTCCCTTTCCCGAGATCCCTCATCGGCTCATCCAGGACGAATACTGGCCTGCTCCTTGGTCTCTCCAAGCTCCACAAGACCACCCTCAGGGCAAATGATAGAAGATCTAATATCCCGACTCCCATCTCCTCTTTCGGCACCTGAGGCTCGGTATCCCCCTCTCTCACCATCGGCTTGATATAGGTCTTATTGGCCTTAATCTCATATTCCAGGATAAACTCGAAGTCCCTATCAAAGACAGTATTGATGCACTTTGTTACCAGACTTTCGACATACCCCTTGAACTGGAGCTGGGTCTGGCGGATCACCTCCGATAGGACCCACCTCGCATTCTTCAGGTTGTAGAGATAAGACTCACTCGTGGAGAACTTCTTTCTGCTCTCCTCTAAGGACTTCTCCAGAATCTCCCTCTTCGTCTCCTGGACCTGAATCCACTCCCTCACATCATCTATTTCATTATCGTAATTACTCATTTCAGTAACTCTATAAAGAAATCTACAATTCTATTTATTTTTAGTATTATTTCCTGTTTCTTTTTAATAGCAGCCTCAAATTCTCCTTTTTCTAATGTTCTAATCTTATATATCGAGTATATATTCTCTAATATAAGAAGATCAATATGAAGTCTATCTAATTCATGATCCAAAACTTTAATAGCTTCTTTATCCCTCTCACTAACATATTCGGCATCATCCATCACTCTTCCTCCTTTTCCCAGATATCAAATTCCTTTTCTAACCGATCTAAAGTTGAATCTATTGCCTCCTCCAACTCCTCCTTCTTCTTCCTAAGCTGCTTTATCTTCTTCTCGGCCTCCTTAACCGTTTTCACCCCATAGTCCTCTAAGGTATTATAGAAAGTCTCAAGCCTGCCTTCAAGACGACTCTTCTCCATCTGAGCGCTATCCAACCTGTTCTTCAGACTCTGCAATCTCTTCAACTGATCCTGGGCCATCTCCTATTCCTCCCTTCTTCTATTTTATCTCCTCATCCATCAACTCACTAAGAATATCCTTTACATCTTGCTCCATCTCATTCCTCTCCAGGAAGGACACAAGATTACTGACAAAATCAACATTCTTGAAATTCCCATCATTCACACTCATACTACTAATAAACTCCTCCATGGCCTCGTTGGCCTCCTCCTGCCTGTCCAGATGGGCTCTGGACAATACCTTATCAGCAGGCTCATGTGGGACCTCCACCCACTCTAATCCCTGATCACTTGTATCATAGACGTAGAACCCTGGTCGGGCCTTATTCATATTGTAGTCATCGGCCTCCTTCCTGAACAACGGACCACTATTAACTATTATCCTACCTTTCCTCTCGAAGTAGAATTTTCGATGACAGTCCCCACAGATAATCAGATTATAGTTCCTATGCTTCTCCAGGAAATCCTCGGCATAGATATAGTCCTCCTGGCCAGGCCACAGCTTCTGATCCACAATCATCTTATGGATAGCTAATATATTCAGCTTCTCTTTATCCTTCACCATCGGAATCTCCTGCCCGAAGCTGGCCCCGTAGATATGGCTTTCACCAATTACCAATGGCTCCTCGGTCAGTAGCTTAACCAGATCGTTAGCTATCAGTACACCAAGGCCAGTGGCTGATCTCGTCCTATCTGAGTACATATAGGTATCATGCTGGCCGAACACAGCGTTAATGGTCAACAGATCGTAATACTCGGAAAAGAACCTCGAATAGGCCGACGTCAAATGCCAACTCCTGGCAGTATCAAAAAAGTCCCCAGGCTGTATAACGATAGCCCTATGCCTCACGGCCCAGTCCATCACAAACTTGACCTTGCCCGCCTGTGTCTGATGGGCATTGTCCCTTCGGGCAATAGGCTTGTCCCATAATAGGTGAAGATCTCCCAGACAGACTATCTTCATCAATCTACTCCTATCCCGCCGAGGCCTGGATCAGGCTCATCTAATAATTCATAAATCTCTACAAAAATATAACGACTCTTTACTTTAAGGCCCATCCCACCTGGAAAAGTAACCCCAAAAGAAGTATTCCTTTTATTATAATAACCAGTATAATCACTATCTATATGATCCCCCTCTACTTTAAATCCTCTATAAATATCCATTCTTTCTCTTCTACTTGACATTAAAATCTTTTTCTTATTTTCCATCCACCATCTCCTTTATCTTCTCATCTGTTAAATCATTCTGGCATGTTGGGCACTTGCCGATCTCCCTCAGGTAGTCCTCAAAATTATCCCTGGACCACTCCTCATCATCTTTGGCCTTCTTCAGCCTCCTGCCGGCCTCGGACAGCTCCTGCATCAGCTTACTAATTCTCTCCAGGGTATCTAAGACCTCCATGAACTCATCCAACTTCCTCTTCTCAAGGTTATAGTCCAGGGTCGGCATTTCCCCATACTTCTCGATGCTCTTCTCCAGGTCGTTGATATTCTCGACCACATCCTCAAGCTCCCTCTCGGTCTCCTTATCCTCTTCAAACATCTCTATCCTCATCCTCTCCTTCTCGTAGTCCAGAACAGGCATATCCCTGTCATAAATGTCCAACTGCCTTTCGGTAGCCTCTATATCCACCAACAGGGACTCCAAACTCTTTACCTCTTCTTCCATCTTATCCAGCTCCTTAACCATCATCCTCATCTTCCTATAGCTATTCTTAATGTTCCTAAGATCGGGGAGATTATTAACCTCCAGCTCCTTCTCCTCTATATCCTTCCTAAGAAACTCCACCTCATTCGAGGTCTTATTGATCCGGGTCGTCAGTTTCTTGTTCCACTCGTCGGCCTGCTCCACCTTAGTCATGCGGTTAAACGTCCTGGCAATTTCCTGAGGACTGGAAGTAATTAGGAAGAAGGGATCGAGCTGACTCTGGATGTTCAGCTCCGATAGATTTAAAAGCTTCCCAACCTCGTCTGGGACTCCCCTCCCCTCCTTGTAGTCCAGGTCCCTATCGGCTATACGGTAAGTAGTCTTGCTCTTCGTCTTCCTCTTAATGATAGAGATATTATCCACCCGAACCTCCACTTCCGTAGATTCCTTCTTGGCGAACCATGAGTGGAAGCGGAAGCCCAGGGGACGGTTATCCTTCAACCACATCAGGGACCGAAGCAGTGCACTCTTTCCGTTCTGGGACTGGCCCACTATAACGTTCACGCCAGGATGCAGTATCAGGTCTGTATCCTTATGGGATTGGAAGTTCCTGGTTCTAAGTCTCTGAATCATCTATTCTCCCGCCTTTTCCCAATTCCATTTGATCCAAGAAATTATTGCATTTTTGAGAGAATAGAAAAGGCCTCCAAAGCCTATAATTAATACACAAATCATTAAGGGAAGCAAACACCACTTAATCCAAAACCCAGTATCGGCATCAGGGAAAATCAAATAACCAATATAACTACATCCCCACCAAACTAAAAAAGCAACACCAATTTCTGTAATCTTCATTAAGCTAAATTTTATTATTCTTTTCATACTACTCTCCTTTATTTATTAATACAATCATCGCAAAGAGTTCTAATCCACCCTTTACCACCCAACTTTCCTTCTTTCCCACATATCTCACACGTATTTATGGACTTCTCCTCGTACTCTTCTATCAACTCGAACATGCCATCGACCCCACCATCTATATAGGCCCTTAGACCCCCGAACTTCTCCTTCACCTGAGTAAGCCTTACCTTCTTATCCAACTCCACCATCTTCCCGAAGAGCTCATCTAAGAGCCCGTACCAGCCATCCCCTACCTCTAATCCAAAGACTATCGGAATTAAATACTTCTTATTATATTCTGGTTTCCTATACTCAAATAGGCTGGGGTATTTCTTAAATAATTTTTCCTGTAGTTCAGCCTTCATTTATTTTTTCTTCCTTCCTTTCTATTATTTTCCCACACCAAATACAGATATCATAAACATAAATTCTATTTATTATAGAATCTATATTATGATCTAAATTATGGTAGTATTCATCATAATCCTCATAATTTTTAGATCTTACTAATACCTCAGAATATCTTGGACTAAAATTATGTCTCATTCCTCCATTATAACAAAATTTTCCCTTTCCCATATTATATATCCTCCCTTTCTATTATTTCTATTATTTTTCCCTTATTCCATATTCAGCTAAGCAGATCGCGTCAGCCATACCATCATGCGGCTTCCTACATCTCACCGGTATTAGACTGAAATTAGGGTACCTCATGGAGACGTAATCGATAGCAGCATCCTTATCCTTCTTGGTCCCCGCCAGTATTTCCTTTTTCCAGGCCTGAGGAGTCACCAGCTTTATGGGTATAAAGAGAGTCCCCAATACCCCCAGGATACAGCCATATAATTTACCAAACTTGAAACTACTGGCCACACCCTGCTTCGGCATAGAATGGACCTTCTCGACAATAGCCAATTTATTTTCAAGCTTGCTAACGCCGCTCAACCTGAAGACCAGTGCACTCACATCGATCTCCTTACCCGCCATGGGCATCGGAAAGGCCTCTAAATCGCCCCCGTATCTTAATATCGCGATTCCACCTTTCTGCCCCGGGTCAATCCCTATCGACACCATCACTTATCCCTCCAATTACTTTCTAAAATCCTTACACTTTAATTTAGTTATAATCCTGCTTCTATTCCTTGCCATCAGATCAACAGCCGGCCTGGTCACTATACCTTCAGCCTGGAAATTTCCCCACTCCGAAGTAAATCCAGCCCTGACTTTCTCCACCATCTCGATAAGAGTCCCGCGACCAATCACTGGAACTATTTCCAGCCCCAACTTATCCGCTATTTCAACTAAAGTCTCCCTCTTTAACCACCAGTGCCCTATCCTGGCATCGAATAGAACAAAGCCATGATCACTCCTATACTTGCCACCCTTATTGATTCTATTTCCATATCCCTCTCCATATAGACAGACCACAAAATCACCAGTATCATCATCTATCTTATTGAAAAGCTCATTAACCATATCAAATTTATCTATATTAAATATTTTTTCTAAGACTTCCAATAACACTGACTGGACCTGAGCCTTATCCGTCTTTCCCTTAATCTGCTGGACTCCGGCAGACAGATTAAAGATAATACGAATATTAGTACCATCTACCTTCTCGGTCCATTCCCAATCACAATCCTTAAGATACTCGAATTCGGGCTTAGAGAATTCTCCCTCGATCAGAGTCTTATAATTGGTATCCGGATTCCTCTTATATACGGTCTGTATCTTATGGTACTCCTTCATCATGAACCCTCCCCAAAATAATCTATCCTTCTCTTTTCCTCATTGTTAAGGAAGCTCCTATGCCGATTCTCCACGTCCATTCCTACTCTCCTCATGTCCAGATTCAGGAAGAAGAAGCACCTCTTGCATCTGAATCTATTCCTGAACCTGTAGATCCTACCGAGAAACTCATCCATGTCATAGTAATGAATGATTTTCTTCCCACAGTCAATACAGATATACTCGGTTTCCTCACTAAGCCTGGCACTGGAGGCCTCATATATATCATAGTAGCTCTCCCTCTTTCTTCTGTCCCTTATATACTCGTTCTGCGAAAACACTGAAAATAAGCCCCTTTCTCAAAAAAGGTATAATATCCTATATAGAAATAAAAAAAGTCGATGTACGGCCCTATTTTGGAAGCCTAAGAGGGTGTTATATCATTTCCCATCAATAAAATCCTCCCATTCCTGCCATCCATCCTTTTTCATGAAGCTCTGGAACCCATAATAAGAGAAGTTATCCCAGAAGAATTTCTCACACAATCTATTCTCTTTCACCTCAAACTTCCCGGTCCCCTCAAACGGCAGCCTCACCAACCTGTCGTAGAAGGCCACATCCTCCCCATACTTTTGTATGTTTTTATAGGCCCTACTATCCTTCTTTAATTCCCCCTTTAAATACTTGATAGCTGTCTTCACCCCAACTCCCGGAACTCCCGGCACATTATCGGAGGAGCAACCAGCTAAACTAAGAACCTTTGCATACTCTAAAGGCTCGCTCAAGGCAAACTCTTTTCTAAACCAATCAACACCTCGCTCCTCTCTCTTCTTCGGATCATAGATGACAATGCCCGAACCAAGCAATTGGTACATGTCATGGTCAGACGAAACAATGACGACCTGATCCTCCCTGGTCCTATGAGAGACACTTCCAATGATGTCATCGGCCTCAAAGCCAGTCTGCATAAAAATATTATTAAATCCCATAGTCGGTAGGACAACCTTGCGTAATAGATCGAACTGAACGAAACCCTCATTCAAATCCCTCCTTTCCTCCTCGTCTAAATTTTCTTTTCTTTTCTCCTTATATCCCTCAAACAGGATCTTCCTATTCGACTTCCTGCTATCCCAAGCGAAAACGAAATTATTACTCCGGTACTTCTTAAAGATCTTCAGTATCTGGTGAAGGAACCCGAATACCACCTCGGTCCTCATTCCTTTATAAGAAAAGGCCCCTTTATTGGCAAAATAAGCCTGGTAACATAACTGATTTGAATCAATCAGAATCACCATATCTCCTCTTCCTATCGGTCTTGATGCTATCCTCTATCTCATTCCATTTATCTTCCACCATCTTCCTCAATTCGGATTCTAAGTTATTATCCTCTATAAACTTTATGGTCTTCTCCCTTGTTATGTTACCATAGTCTGTTTTCACCGTTCGGCTTCCCTTCTCCTTTACCCAGAAGTCCTCGTCCACCAGCCAGTCCACCATGCTCCCTATGTCGTCAAGTCCGTAATCCACATACAGAGGAAAGCTGATCTCACGCTGCCTACCGGTCAGCTTGTTCTTCTTTATCTTCACCCTACATATCACCCCTACATCCCTACCCTTCCTCCTCTCGTGGCCCTTGACGGCCAGCCACAGCTCATGGTGACTATGGAACCGAAGGGCATCACCGCCAGCCCTTCGCAATTTGTCGCCGAACATGACGCCGATGGCCTTCCGAGTCTGGCTGACTATCAGCAGAAGGCTATCGGCATCGCTTATCTGGTCATTCATCCTCCGGAGGACCTGAGTAAGAATTCTCGGTACATCGGGAATCTGTCTCTTCCCAACCAGATCATCAGTCTTCTCATCCTCCTCCTTAGCCTTTAGGGAATCCAGACTATCAAGGACATAAATAAAAGGCTTTCCCTTCTTCAGTACCTTCCTGATAGAGACAAAAAAGTCCTCGAGGTAATCACTTCGGATATCCATTCTAACCCGATCTTCCACCCTCTTCCCAAATAGACTCCTAATAGGTATGCTTAAAGCAGCCTCCGCGTCATCATAGATTAACTCATAGTCCTTAAACTTCTTACTATAAACACACTCCGCCAATAGGTGCCAGGCCAAGAAACTCTTTCCCGCATGGCTATCCCCGACGACATTCACGATCGTCCCCAGCTTAAAACCACCGATAGACTGACCACTCAACGCCAAGTTCAATAAGGTAGATCCCGTCGGTACCAGATCACTTCTTCTCGTAGATCCCGAGTCCTGGATTACCGCAGCTTCTGCAGTCTCCACTACACCCTTTTTCCTCTTCCTCTTCATCACTCTCCTCTAATGTCTTAGCTCTCTCGATTACCTTCTTCATTATATCTCTTCCGGCAGCCTGCCAGTTCTTTTTGATTTCTTCCGTTCTTTCCCTTTCAGCTTCCTTATCTCCAGCTACTTCCCAATGCTCTAACTCAATAATCAGATCTATTTCATGCTTTATCTTCTCTAAGTCCTCACGTCCTCTTCCAGTCGGGTGATCATACCGGAGTATCCTCCTGATAATAGCAGCTTTGTGATGTGGTATCTTATTCCTTATAAAGAATTCATACGGCTGAATCTTGTAATGCTGATAGTGGTTTCCACCAACTTGTCTCTCCAATGCTGATAGTCCTCTTTTCTTTTCTTCAAACATAAATCCTGTCCTTTCTGTAAGATTATTAAGCAGACTCTATCTGCCCTTCCTAAAGGCTTCAACTTCATACGAAATTTCATAAATAAATATAGCATTTTTTATTTTTTGGGGGCCAGGGCTGAAAGGAGAAAAAATGCCCCAGCCCCCGCTCTTCAGGAGGAAAGAGCAACTTTATTTCCTTCTTCTACGTTTCTTCTTACCTAATTCCTTGTGCGCTTTCATACAGTCTTTATATATATCATCCGGACAGTCCTCGCAGGCCTCCAGCGCCCCAAACTCTACACCGAAGCACTCTGGCGGATCTTCATTATCATCATTCTCCTCAATAATCCTTTTCTCCCTCACGCTCCTTCGGCCCCTTCTCCTTGGCTCCTCTTCCTCTTCCTCAGCGTCCCCATCATCGTCTTCCTTCTCAGCAGCATCTTCCTCTTCCTCAGCGTCTTCCTCGTTATAGCGTCTTTTCCTGCCTCTGCCTCTTGGCCTCTCTTCCTCTTCCTCCTCAATATCTACCTCCTCTTCCTCTTCAGCATCCTCCCCAGGCGAACTCCCGTAGCACTTCTTGTAGAACTCGTCATAAGAAAGGACCTCGATGATATCCTCCAGGTCGTAAGCCTGCTCATACCACTCGTCCAGGTCATCTTCCTTGACCCCGCTCTCCTCAAGGCTCACCCCGGTATACTTGGTCGCCAGGCCGCTCCCCTCCTTCTCGAACCATATCGAGTAGCCCTCCTCCGGGAATCCGTAAGGGATAATCTCACCGGTCTTCTTGTTCCGGGCCCTCTCCGTCAGCGTATCCTCTATACTTTGGTGCGGGGCCTGCCACAACTGGACCCCCTTCTTATTCTCCTTCTTATCATTTAGGATCACCACATTATACAGAGCCCGTTTCCTCTTCGCTAAACTCCCAATCAGCTCGTCAATCTCCTTGGTACTCTTACCATCATCCTCCAGCTTATCCTTCTTCTCTCTTAGGGCAGCCACCTCCTCACACCTCGGACAGGGCTCATCGAAGGTTCCCAGGCACAGAACATTGTCCTTATTCGGACCCACGTTCCCATGCACCATGATCGTCAGCTTATAGTCCCAGCACTCGCCGTCCTTGATCTCCTCCTTAGAGAATGGTCTATTCCACTTATTCCTGAACGAGCTATTCTCATTACTTCCCACCTGATAGGGTATAATCACCAATTCATGCTCATCGTTGGCCGGGTACCACTCGGAGACTTCCCCCTTATAGATATTCCCATACATCCCAGTCTCGCCCCTATGATCATAGCTATGCTGGACGCTACCCCTCATCTGCTCCCTATTCGGTCTTCTCCTACTTCTCTTCTTCTTTGCCATCTAGTATTTCTCCTTCCTTAAAGTTTACTTTTTTACTCTTCTCTTCCTTCTATTCTTGCTGTCCGATATCTTCTCCCTAAACCGGTCTACCTGCTCCTCCTTAATAGTCGTAGTTGAATAATACTCCCCAAGCCACAGATCACCCTCGAGCCTGAGCATGGTCTTCCTTCCCTCGAAGGTCTTCTCGGCTATGCTAAGGATCTTGTCGTAGGTATAGGCCTCCATAAACTCTTTATAGGCATCCTTCACACTTTCCATATCCAGCACCACAGCCTTTATGGCAGCCTCCTTCGGACTCTTCTCCTCCAATCCATAAAATCCTGGATCTGCCCTTACCATAAGCTCTTTTTTAGCTCTAATCTCCTCATAATCCCTCTCACTCTGCTTCCGATAGATATGGGCTACGGCAGCCAATGAAGCCCAATTGGAAAACAACTGACTCTGCCCTGCAGCCTCATCATCCAACTCATACTTATTGACAGCAGCCTCATTATGAAGTTTCTCCTGCCATTCCTCCGGGGTCCTTTTTAATAATTTGTCAAGCATCGTATTTTTCATTCCTCTTCTTTACCTCCTTTTATCTTTATTATATCATATTTTTATGGGTCTTTACAAAATATTTTAATCATCTGAAAAACTAAAACGCGACCACCTGTTCATCATACAATCTATCACAAAGCCGGCCCTCAGGTAACTCAACATCAGAAATCTCTATAAATTTACCAATAGGAACATCCACCTTAAGAATACAGCCTTCTGACAATCCTATCGGTAAAAACTGCCTTCCGTAGTAATTATCTATCAGACCATAGCAAGTAAGCCCCCCTATCCCATCCAGCACCTCCCCGGAGTGAAGATCCCTCTTCGCAACAGTTATGACCTCGCAGACAGGAGGACCAAGTGGTGCTATAACGGCCTCCTCAAACAGGAAGGCCTTGGCTATCGTCAACGGTACCTCCATGTGACAGAAATGATAGGGATTATAAAACACATAGAATGGACCACTCCCAACCTTATAATAATCCAGGTAACTCTGCTGTCCCTCATCCTCGTTATACCCGATAACAAAGACCCCTGAAGGTGGTTCTGCATCTACTACATAATCGACTATCTTACTACCCCCTATGAGCAGCTCCTCCAGTGGAAACAGATCAACAGACTTCTTTACATGATGGCAACTGAGACCGAACATCCCAGGAATCCTGGCCGTAAAGCCAGTAGCATTAGCTACCACAGTCATCTCCAAATTAAGCTTCGTCCCATCAGTAAAGGACGTAATCATCTTGGACTTCCTGATCGCCTTTCTCTCTAAAAATCCCTTTATATTACCCGCCACCAATGGTTTACATCCAATCGATTCCACAAACCTAAGCAGATTCATGATCACCCCTGGCTGGTCCCCGTCCACGTCGGTCAGGACCACTCCCCTCTTATCGGCATAGGCCTTCAGGATGGGTCCAAGGGTAGCTCCAAGCTCGGCGTTCATCATTACCACATGCTTCCTATTCCTTATAGCCCTCATGACCACCTTGGAAGCGAATTCTATAGTACCGGTGGCCTCAACTACTACATCAACAAGCTCACTATCACATATCAACAGTGGATCACTGGTCACCGCATAATTACCAGCCCCTATGGAATCATCAAGCTGTTCAGCCGTCTTCACGAACTTAATATTCTCAATCCCCAGTTGAGCGTAGGCCCATGTAGCCCTATACAGGGTCCTATTCCCAATAGCGACCAGTCTCATACCCTTCTTAAAGTGCTTGAGTATCTGGAAAGCAATCCCCCTTCCCATATAGCCGGCCCCGATCAGTCCTATCCTTATGGGTCTTCCCTCACCCTCAAGTTCTTCCAGTTTCTTATTTATTATATCTATCATTGGAATACCACACGATAGCAGGCCATCACCAAGCCCGCCTTCCCACTATTATAGAATGGCTCCTCAAATTCCTCAACTATCACAGAAGCCGTATAGGGATCTTCTTTACTTCCTAACATTACCTTAGCCATATAGACTAAGACAGCCCTTCTAACACTCTCCTCATCCTCATTTAACTCCTTTAAAATCTCTACTATCTCAGCCCATTTATTCTTCTTATTCTTTAATAGAAGCTGACAGAGATTAATAACCGTCTTTCCGGCCTCTTCACTAATACCGGACAAGATTACCGAGGCATCCTTAGGATCACAATCCTTTATCTGATCTAATAATACTAGGGCATCCCTGGGAGTAGACTCCTCACTGATGATTTCTTTCCTCACTCTCTTATCTAGATCGATCTTCTCTTCCTTACAGACCCAATCGATCAGCTTCTCCATCTCCTTTCTCTTTAAGGGTCTCACTTGATACCTGGAGGCCCGACTCTTAATCGTAGGAAGGACCTTCTGGTAATCGGTCGTACAGAGGGCAAAATAGACATGCTCCGGTGGCTCCTCAAAAGTCTTTAGCCAGACATCCTGTGCCTGGGCCGTCAGGCGATGGCATTCATCAATGATATAGATCTTTCGCTCTCCGCTCATGGGCTTAGTATAGACCATAGATCTAAGATTCCTGGCGGCATCTACTCCACCAACCGAGGCGGCGTCTACCTCATGGATATCAAAATCATCTACCTTTAACTCCTTAGCTACTAGTCGAGCAAGGGTAGTCTTTCCACAGCCCCTCGGGCCATGGAATAGATACATATGCGTAGTGCCAATTGTATCTAAGATAGAATTTACGATAGCATCATTTCCTATAAACTCATCAAAAGTCTTAGGTCGATATTTCAGATTCAAGGGCTCGGTCATAATTAAAATAATTTCCTCCTTCTTTTTACCATTCTCAAATTCTTCAAAGCTACATCATAATAAGATTTCTTAAGTTCTATACCAATAAACTTCCTTTCCATTTGTATAGCCTCATAACCCTCACTTCCTATACCAGCAAACGGTGATAATACTAAATCCCCTTTATTAGTCCATAATTCTAAACATCTTGCTATTACATCTAATTGTAAAGGACAAATATGCCTTTCATCATCTTTTTCTCTTGCCTGTTGTATATTCAAAGTATTAGTCTGTCTTATATCAAACCAGACAGGAGACGCATATCTTTGCCAAACATTATGACTATATTTATTCTTAGCTGCATCATCATTCTTAGCTTCCCTTGGTTCATCTCTCTCCCCTATATAATATTCAAAGCCTCTACCATGAGCAATAGGCTCGCTATTATCACCAGGTTTTCTCATTGTAATAATATAATCTGGATAACCCATTGCGCATCTCGATGAATCTTTAGATATTTGTTTATGAGCTAACGGAAGTTGTTTAGTACGAGTAGCCTGTAATAATGGATCTTTCCATATACAAACCTCTGAATGATAGATAAAACCATAACTAAGAAAAACTCTTATAAGATCCCCACGAAAATCCTTTATTCCAATAAAACCTTCTTTAGTAATAGTAGTAGGTATATTCATACAATGTATACTAATCAGCCTCCCATCCATTAATATCCTATAAAGCTCAGGTACTAAAAAACTAAAATGAGTTTGAAATTCCTTATCAGTAGAAGAATTACCTAAATCTCTTATAGAATCAGAATATGTAAACAAACTACTAAAGGGCGGAGA